AAGGTATCGACGCGCATAATCGTTGTTTTGGCAAAGGTCGCGTGATCGCGCTCGCATTGCCTTGAGCGCATAGCGGATATCGCTATCGGCTGTCTTTGTCTGAACTAGCCAATCGCTAAAAAGCCGCCCTGTGTTAGCGGCTTCAAAAGATCGCTTCTGCGGAGGCTTTGGCTTTTTGCGTGAAAAGAGATCGGATAACTTCATGCTGTAAACCTCACGCGAATCGTAGCAGAAGTGCCGAGCCCCTTCGCTAACTGTTCAGCCTGACGCTCTCGGACAACCTCGCCTTTTAATCGATCGCGCTCAACGTAAAGATCAGCGCGATTCCAACGAGACAGGGATCGACCGGCGATTGAGTACGACGCAGCAGCAATGTTCGTCGGGTCTTTTAGATACGTCTCAATGTTATCAAGGGCGATCTGCGCGAAAGAGCGAGGATCGGCAGATGAGGTCGAGCGGTTTGGCTCTACGTCAAAAACTCCCTGATCTACCTCGATACGCGCCGAGTCAGAGGTTCGCGTGATATAGGCGACCCAGTGATATCGACCCGACTCGTAGTTCTCTGTCGTTGTAGAGGCAATCGTTACCGTATAAGCCTCGGTTGATCCGGTTGACGAGATGGCGATCTTCTCGCCTGTAATTTCTCGACGAGCGATATACGAAAGACTGTATGCCGACGAGGGGTAATCTGTTATGAGATCTGTGCGCTTCCATGCCCACAGATCACCGGCTTGCAGAGCCGTAGGCTCTCTAGTCGGATAGTTAGCAGCGTCAAAAAGGTTAGCCATAGACTACCCCTAAAATTTATTGTACCGGCTCTGAACTCGGAACCTGTGGCTCGGCTTGTTCTTTAATCTTCAAAACTAAAGGCCACGCACCAACCTTGGTCGGCAAGTCACCGAGCACTTGCAAAATTGCATTGACTTCTTCAATCGTCAATTCCAACTTAATCATTACGCCACCCACGGCAACTTCGGTGACACAACCGGCGGATTCTTGGCATTAGCAATCTGCTGCTCCACAGCAGCCTCGGTTGCCGCCTTATCCACGCCATTCCCCCAGACCCAACCGAGGACTTGATCCTGCGTCAGTTGGTCATACGGCGTGAAAGCCTCGCCCTGCACCACGGCAAACGAGCAGGTGCTATAGACGCTGCCGCTGTAGTCGCCGTCTACGCCGTTGCACTGCCAATGGCAACAAATCACATAATCCGCACCTTCGGCGGTCTGCGGGACACAATCAAGTTGACTGATAGACCAATTAATTACAGTAGCCATGATTAAACCTCAAACTTTGCGCTTTTAAGCCTATTGTTCTGCAACAGAATAACTTGCAAGTTGTTCCATGTATGCAGTCCTGACACCCGCTTTCCTTTTAGCGGGACAATGTGATCAACGCTCCATTTAATGCCCGTGCATTTATCTCTCATACGGGCAAGTTCGTGTGCCTCCCGACAAGCAAAATCGGTCAATTCATCATCCCACTTTGCAATGCGGTTCCATGCTCTCATGCGACCCATCATTGCAATCCATGATGCCTTGCCCTTTCCAACAGTCTTTTGCGAAATGCGCTTACGAACGGCTCTTCCTTGTTCGGTTTTCTGCCATTCTTTAATGCGCTCCGCATGGTCAGCCTTGTATTGCTTTTCGTATTGCTTGCGAGCAGCCTTGTTTTCAGTCATCCACTTTTTGTTTTTGGATGCTGAACACGAAACGCAATCGCCATTGACGGCATATCGCTTTTCGCCAGAGCAACGAGCGCACGGCTTCCCTACGAAAAACCTTTCGCCTTTTGCTTTAGCCGCTGCTCTTGAGCCAGCCCTCATTTGCTCTCCAGTTGTGCGACACGCGCACGCAAAGATTTGATTTCAGCAACAAGATCAGCAATAACTTCTGATGTGGCAGCCTGCATTGCCTGATAAATTGGATTTCCGTTTTTATCCACGGCATCTTTTTCGCCAGTTACGCTATCGGCATAAACCTGCTGGAATTCATGGGCAAAGAAACCGCGAGCGCGTTTACCGTTTTCTTTCCACTCGTATTCCACAGGGTTTAAAGCATCAATCCTATCGCCAGAATTAGTAATAGAAGAAATTAATGTTTTAAGGCGATAATCTGATGTTGTGTTGTATGTGACTGCATTGGTTGTCGTAACGCGAGCAATGCTTCCACATTCGCCAAATGCTGAATTATAAAAAGCGTAGAATTTTGTTGCGCTAGTATCGTTGGTATTTACTAGAGCAGCGCCATAACTTCCGGCGTAATCAACTTCAAATTTCGCATTTGTTCCGCCGTTAGATGTTGCCCCAACCAGCAAATCCCCCCCGCTCGTGATGCGTGCGCGTTCGGTGCTTGACGTAGAAAAGCAGATTGGGTATGCGCCGCTGTGCAACAGGTTTAGTGAGTATGCGGTCGTTAAACCACCGGATGAACTATCAAGTCCAATATACGCAGTACCTCCGGTATTCACCAACTGAATCAAACTGCTGTTTGCTCCAGTCGCTGCAGTCTGACGAATACGCGGAGCCGCTTGAGAAATGTCTAGTGTAAAAAGTGGCGCAGTCGTCCCCAATCCCAAATTCCCACTCGCATCCAGCGTCATCGCCTGTGTGAACGAGATGGTGTTGCCTGCGGTGCCGGAGGGGGCTGTAAAGAAACGGAATTCACCGGACGGCCCAATGCCTAAAGCACTTGCATATCCTGTTGCTTTATAGGTGTTGCCGCCAGCAGCAAGGTAGGCGTTGTTATAAATGTAACCGCCAGATGTTGATCCGGTAAAAGCCAAATACCCGGCATTGCCAATTTCAACTGCTGTTGCACCAGACTGCCACGCACTCGGCGTGACGCCCAGACCGAGGTTGCCGGATGTATCAAGACGCGCTTTGACCGTGCCGTTGGTCAGAAACCCAAGGCCGTGATTAGAAAACGCGCCGATCAGTCCGTCTGTATCCCAAGAAATTCCTGTGGTAATCGTGCCGTTGCCAGATGCTGAAACGCCACGCACATCCAACTTATACGCTGGCGAACTAGTCCCGATGCCCAACCCCGTGGAGGTGAGCCGCATGGCTTCGCTGCCTTCCGGCAAAAAGCGAATTGGCGTAGTTGCCGCAGATGTAAGTTGAACACCAAGAACGTTTGATGAACTGGCTACTTCGTACCAGCCGCTTGCATTTTTTATTGTGCCAATTAACGTTCCAGAACCGTTTCCTTGCCAATAATCGCCATTTACAGCAATTTTGTAAGAAGCAACTGGCGATGTTCCGACACCCAAATTCGTCCCATCAAACGTCAGCGCACTCCCACTCGTCGCCACCTTGCTGCCGTTCAGATACAGCACGCCGTTGGCGGTGCCGCCGTTGAGCGTAACGGTCGAGGAAGTGGTCAGCGTAGTAAACGAACCCGTCGATGCGCTCGATGCGCCGATAGAGGCTCCGTCGATGGTGCCGCCGTTAATATCTACAGTCGTTACCGAGCCGCCGTTGGAGACAGTCGCGCCGCTGAAAGAAACCGTGCCAGAGGCGGTCAGGTTCGTAAACGTACCGGCAGCGGCAGAGTTCGCGCCGATAGTTGTTCCGTCAATCGAACCCGAGTTGATATCGACGTTCGTGACACCCGCAGTCAGTCCCGCGCCAACGAGGGCGGCAGCAGTGACTTTCTTTGTCTCGGGTGCGCTCGTGTCAACAATCGGGAGAACGTCCGTTGAAACGGCTACGTCTCCTTGAGCAAGCGAGGTAAGTGCGCTGATCTTTTTATCGGCCATGCGTTATCTCCATCCGTTCATCCAACCGCCGCGAATCGGTGCGGGTCGGCGTTGCGGTTTCTGTGGTTGAACTACTTTTGTCTCTGAAACTTCTACAGGTTCAATTTTACGGTTTGGCAATATCATCGGGCCATGCCGCCCTATAAAGGCAGCATAGGCGTAGACAAGACAGTCGAGGGCTTCCGTTCTGCTGCCAGAGGAGCGAGGCTTATACGACCTTACGCGCCGTCCCTGCACCATCCGGTATATCAACGTCTCGGCGGTCAACTGGTCGAAATAGACCTCATCGACCGAAACGGGAAAGTGTATATATCCTGCTCCCGGTTGGTGCACTCGCTTAAGGCGTCCGAAAAGAACGTCCTTCGCAGTATCTACACCGACTATAAAAACCTGCGCCGAGGTTTTACCCGCCCGTCCTGCTGACTTCGGCCAGATCAACCGACCGAAGCCACCCGCTCCCTTAATTGCCCAAACTCGCCGCGCTTTTCGTTTAGCGCAGTAAGCGTAAACCTGTTGCGTAAAGTGACCACCAGAGTCGATAGCAGCCGCTTCGATGAGCAGTGGTCTACCGTCTTCTGTCTCACGCTTTCGCGCTAGATAACCGTCTAGGTCGTTCCAGAGCGAATCGGAGCCAGGGTCGCCACGCAAGACTGCGTGCTCGATAACCCACATCTCCTCGTCGCGTCCGTAGCCAACTACGGTCACTTCTAGGCGGTCATCCTGTACGTCAACTCCCGCCGTCAGCATCAATGCCTGTTGCGGTATCGAGTGCGCGGTATATGGCTCTCGGCGTTGTGCTAATCCAACAGTCTCGACCTGCTCGCCTTTCTCCTCGAAGGTTTCTCCAAGTGAGGTATTAATCCACGTTTGCAGAGTTTCGGGAAACTTCTTCGCCTGTACAAAAGCGACCGCCATATCTGCCCAAGTAGACCAAGGCGAATACAGTTCGCTGATATGGAAAGAGGCGATGCCGTTAAAGGGCTTTGTTCCTCGCCACTCTCCCGCCTGTAGCATCTCGGCCTTATCGGCTTCCGTGAGCATAGCGCCACACGCTACGCAGACGTATTCGGCTAATTCCGGTTGACCTTCGGGCCACTTAACCTGTGCCCATGTGAGTCGCTGGAATTCCTGACAATGCGGACAAGGCACAAAGTAGAATCGTTGATCGCCTGACTCGAATCCCGCCTCTATACGGCTTGATCCTTTAATCGTCGGCGTCGATCCTGCCAAAACTTTGCGACTCCAAAAGGTAGCCGTTCGCTTGCGCCCGAGAGAGATCGGATCTCCCTCCGTTCCCGCACTAGATGGGTATCTATCCACCTCGTCGAATAGCACGATCCTAATCGGACGGGATGCTAACCCAGATGGACTATTCGCACCGGCTACGGTTAAGTGCCCACCCGTAAACTTTTTATGTAGGAGCGTGTTACCGCTATCTCGTGCCTTCGGGTCAGCGATCCGTTCTGCGAGAACCGTTGTATCTCGAATCATCGGAGCGAATCTGTCTTTGCTCCACGACTCGGCCATCTCTAGGGTCGGCTGCACTAGCAGCATCGGCGCAGGGTCTTGGTGAACGTGATATCCGATCACGTTATTGAGGATTTCAGTCCACCCTACCTGTGCGGATTTCTGAATCCACACCTCTCGAATATTTTCGTCCGTAACCGCATCCATAATCCCGCGCTGATACGGTGCGCGAGAGGTTCGCCAAACGCCAGGTTCTGCGGCACTCTCGCTAGAGAGTTTGCGATAGCGATCAGCCCATTCCGAGATCGTCAGTTTCGGCGGTGGTTTCCATGCCGCTGTCGCTTTCTTCAATACTTCCGAGATGCTGATACTCGTCTTGATCCTCGGAGAGTTCATCGAGGGCGTTATCAATTTCTTCCCTGATTCTTGATGCGATGACATTTGCATTTGATTGGCTTACCAGTTGCGGCGCGAGTTTCGTTGGCATTGCCAACAGTTTTGCTCTAGCACTCGCAATGTGATCTGCCCAAGTTTGCACTACGTCGCTGACGTAGACTAACTCTCCTCGTTTGATAGAGTTCTCAATCGCTAGTTTGTCGCCCTGCTCTCGAGCCAGTCTCGTCTTTTCGGCTAAAAGGTCAGGCGTATCAGGGTTGACGTTCGGGCCGCGCTTCTCAAGAGCGTTTTGCAGATAGCGTATATACCACGCCATGCATGGGCCGAGTTCGTACTGCCCTCTGCCTACCGTTGGCAGTCCCTCTGCCTTTAATTGGTGAACCCTTCGCGTAGTAAGGTTTAATGCCTTCGCGATGGCTTCTACATTTACGGGCATTAGCGACTCTTAATCTTGCGAAACTTCTGGTCAACAATAACAGGAGCGGTGTTCTTCCAAGTAACCTTGTGATGTATTCGCCTGTGATTGGCTCCCATCTCGGTAATTTTTACCGATGAAGGGCAGTACAGTATCGAGTAGAAACTCTTGACGTAAGTTCCGTAGTCAAGATACAGATCGGTCATACCTGACGCATTACTTTGCGTCATCTTTTGTTGAATCGCCAAAAGAGGAATCGTAAAGAACAAATGACCTTGTAATGTTAGCAAGGTATAGGTATTGACGTCCTCGTTGATTCTACCGATAAACTTAAAAGGTCGATCAGTGCTACAGATAAAGGTGTTCATCACCTTTCTAGTAGGCTTGATCTTTTTAGCCATCGATCCGTTCTTGCCGCCTATAAAATCGCCGCCTTGAGCAATCGCGATGGAGGTAGCAGGAATCGACTTATAGTAATCGAGTAGATGATCTAATACGGCATCAAGATTCTTGATGCACCAGTCACCGTATTGTTGCTTATCGTTAAACTTATATCGAAAGTCCGTGTAATCGTCGTCCAACTGAAAGAAGTATTTAACGCCTATGCTTTTTGCGATATCGAAACACGCATTGCGAGCGTAGATAACTCCTCTACGCCCTTCAAAGTTATCGCCCTCGTCAAAGGTCTTGGCAACTTCTTTTTTAGAGAAAACAAGAACCTGACCAGGATACCTTCTGCGGTATTCCTCAAGTGTCTTATCCTCGTCGTCAACGATAAGGTATATCTTGCCAGTATATCCAGAACGCTTAAGAGTGTTGATCGTATAAACGCGATCAGGCCTTCCGTGCGTCAGGATAAAGGTAGCAAACTCGCTACTCCTCATCGTCATCGGAGTAGTCCTGTGTGTATTGCTCCATGATGTTTTTAGTCAAGGAGACGTAGCCGTTTTCAATAGCCTTATCAAAGTCAATGATCACTAGAGCCGACCGCTCCATCAACTCCTGCATCTCTGCATTAGCATGAGCATAGTAATCGGCCACTAACCTGAAGTCGAAAACAGTATGACGTTCCGCAGCGAAAGCCAAGAACCGCTTTTCATCTTCATTCAGATTTGAAGATTTAATGTCTGACAGTAACTTTTCCACCTTCTCTCGATTGCAGAGAGATTCGATGCTCGGCTTATCGTTAGACGGCTCGTATTTAGGGGCTTCGATCTTTCTCGTATAAGGCTCTTCTGCTGCCTCTGCGATATCGTCCATCGACAGAGCCGCGATCTCTTCCGAGGTAAAGCCCGTCAGGTCGTTCGATACGCCTAGGTCGCCTAATTCCTTTAACTCTAACGCTAGTAGTTTCTCGTCCCACCCTGCGTTAAGAGCAATCTTGTTGTCCGCGATAACGTAAGCCCGTTTCTGTGCCGAGGTTAATCCCTCGAGCCGTATACAAGGGACGGAATCTAATTCTAGTTTGCGAGCAGCGGCTACTCGGCCGTGTCCCGCGATAATTCCATTTTTCTCATCTATCAGAACTGGGTTTGTAAATCCGAACTCGCGAATACTTCCCGCGATCTGGGCGACCTGTGCATCGGAATGCGTTCGACTATTCTTCGCAAAAGGGATTAAGTCACCGACTGCGATCGTTTCTATCTTTAACATGGTCAAGTTAAGATCACCGAATGGCTGTGTTTTTTCAACTTTACTTTAGTGAAGTGAAATCCGTACCGAAAGTTCTGTGGCTAGAAATAGCAGGGGCTTCTCTCCTC